ACAGAATAGTCATACATTCAGATGACAAAGAGAAGTTACACCGTGCTTTGAAAGTATCAAAAGGTTATTCTACTACACTTGAGGATGATGACTTGTTAGCCAGACTTACGATTATGTTTTCAATGATGAACAAACAAAACTTTGATGAAGAAGATTTAGAATTGAAGATACGTTCTCTTGTTCAGCAAATAAATCATGTAGATAAAATACCAGCAGATATAATGATAAAGTGTATTGACTACATGACAAAGTACAAAGAGTGGTATCCTTCATACGCAGACATCTATAAATTCTGCGGTGATAAGTTTATGCTAAGAAAAAAGCTAACCAATGCCTTGCATGAACGCATTAAATACTTGCAATAAGTAACGAATAGTAGTAAATTGTAACCAAAAGTAGAGGAGTAAATATGAACCGAAAAGGTACAATCGGTGGCTCAGACGTCGCCAAATTACAAGACCCCAACAACTGGTTTGAAATGTGGGAGATCAAGACCGGTCGTAAGCAGTCACCTGATCTTTCAGATGTATTACCAGTAGCTATGGGTGCAACAACTGAAGCATTGAATCATGCTTGGTTTAGAAAACATATGACAGGTGGCAATGAAGAAATGATGCACAGTATATTCTATGAAGAACGTACTGAGTATTGGCAACCAAAGAAAGTAGATCAAACTTTATCATTGCAGCTTTTTGATGATCCAGATGTTATCGTTGCTAACATTGATTGCATCTATGCTTCCAATGATGAAAGTAATTTTGATACTTACTTAGTTGAGTTCAAACATACTCATGCAAATAACAGATTAGAAAATGTATGCAGTGACTATATGCCACAAATACAATTCTATCTCAATGTAGCTAAGATTGAGAAAGCATATCTATCTGTATTGTTTGGTAACAACAGACATGAAGTTTGCTGGATAGGTAGGAGTAGAGAATACTTTGATAAGACTATGATCAATGTCAAAAACTTTTGGGCTTATGTCAGAGATGATACACCACCACCAATGGAACAAGTTGCAATCAAAGAAGTATCTGTTGATAAAGTTATTGTCGACGGCTTGATTGCTAGAGATGTAAGTAAAAGTAATTCATTTACATCAAGTGCAGATATATATGCAAGCACATTGGTATCAGCAAAAGCAAATGCAGAAGCAAAGAAATCACTTCTTGAAGAGTTGAAAGATACAGATAGAGAAGTTTACAATGACCAGGTGAGAGTTTACAGAACTAAGAATGGTCGGAGAGTTGCTCTCCAAAACAAACTGGATGTAGCATGAGGAAACAAATGCTACACCCAATCATATTTTCAAAATCATTTCATGGGAGAAATTATAATGAATGATAAAAAACCTAATACAACACAACCGAAAAAGCAACAGACAATCGCTCCAAAAAATATTGATGAAGCAATGTTGTTATTTCAACAAGACAATATTACTGCAACCAAGTCTACCAAAAATCCTTTTTTCAAAAGCACATATGCTAGTCTTGAAGAAGTAATGAAGGCTTGTGATCATGGTAACAAATATGGAATACTGTATGGTTATCAATCAAGAGTTACAGAAACTGGTAATCTAATTATCATTGCTACTGCTACTCATGTTCCTAGTGGCACAAGCAAAGAACTACCAGTTCCATGTCTTGTACCTAACTTGCATGATCCTCAAAAGCTGGGGTCAGCTATAACATATGCAAAGCGATATGCTCTGCAAGCATTGTTTGCATTGCCATCAGAAGATGACGACGGCAACAAGGCAAGTGGTATTAACGTACCAACTGGTAAAGTACAACCAAAACAACCACAATCATCTAACAAAGGAGATTTTGCATGAGTGATTATGATGATACAGACAAAGGTGTCTTATGGAAACCAAGAACAGATCAAGTTCTTCGTGCCATTGGTAAGGTTAATAACAAAGGTGAAGAAAAAAATACTTTGTTAATGGCTTGTCAAACTAAAGATGGAGAAAAGTATTACGAACTCTATCAGAAAGTTTCACCAATATATATTAAAGAAGCAGATGCAAACCCAAATGCACCTGACTTCTCTGGACCATTTGGTGAAGATAGACGTATTGCTTTTTGGGTAAATGAGTTTCCTCAAGGTCATGCTCAAGAGGGAACTAAATATCTCAAAGCAAGTGTCACTGACAAAATGACAAGTGACACTGCCAACATCACAACCAAACCAAACGAAACTGCCGACGACAAAATACAAGAAATCAAAGACAGTTTCAAAAACCCAGACCAGTGGGATGACCAGTTCTAATATTTCAGAGAGATATAAGGAAATGCTAGACCTTATATCTCTCAAGCAACTTGCAACTGAACTTCGTTCCAAGTGTGCTAGGGAAGAACAACATCAGATAACTGAAGCAAGTATGTTGCGCCTTATACGAAAAAAAAATATTCAATACATTTCTATGAGCCGTGTAAAATATTTAACACCAGTGGATGTTGACAATTTATTAGAAGCAATGAAACTAACAGGAAAACGAATAAGGAGGAAGTTATGAGTTTTGTTGATGACCCAAGAGCAGAAGAATGGGATAGGCATGGTCGTGTATATCGACCAGCAACCATTGTTATTAAAAGCAACTCACCTTTGGGTGGTGCTATCAAATCAAATGAAAACTTAGATTTGTTTGATAGAGCCAAACGTAAAGGCAAAAAAGTAATACGAAAATCTTTCAACAGAGTTCGATTACCAAAATATATTTCAACAAAAAAGGTATTACAGATATGGTAGATAAAGGAAACTCAGGTATCGAATGGATCGATAATCTATATGATTGGTGCATACTATTATTGGTAGAAGTATCAGCAATAATTGGTATTACCTATGAAGAAATAAATGTATATTTATTTGTATTCATAATTCCATTTGCAATACTTATATCAATGATATTTAATGTTTACTTTTACTTTAAGTTTGTAAGATGAAAGCAAAACAAATACTTCGTGAAGCACAAGTTCAAGTCGACGACAGAGAAGATAAGTATGGTCCACCAGACAAAATGCTTGAACGATTTTCTGAAATCATCTCACTTGTGCTTGACTATCATGTAACACCACAACAAGCTGGCATAATTCTTATTGGTTTGAAGTTGACCAGGCTAATTGAAACTCCAGATCACTATGATAGTATCGTAGATGTAGCTGGATATGCTGGTGTACTAGGTGAAAGTACCAAATCACAAAAAAACGAGTCGATATAAAGACCCTCAGAGGGGTGAAACAATACCTCCGTGTGTGTTTATACCTCAGAAATACTTACTAATAGCTCTTGTAGCTCAGGTCCACGAGATTTAACTTGACCCCACCAACGGCTGTTTTGCATCTCTTTACCAGCAGTTTGGTAGTCTTTTTTCTCAATAGCTTCCCAAAATTTTACAAACTTTGAGAATCTATTCCAGCCCATGTTGAATTGCATAGATAAAATTACAATCTGTGCTGGGTCAGGTAACTCTCTCCACATTGGTTTATGCTTATCCAACTCTTGAGAATGTTTTTCTAAGTCACGAGCAAGAATAAAGTCTGCTGTTTCTTGATCTATTCCCTCTTCCAAGTTGTGACCATAACCAATTGTCCAGACACCTACTGTATCTTTGTACATATCAAGACGACAACCCTCATGTTTTTTTATGACGTCGACTAAATTGTCCATTTGCATTTTCCTTTTGTTATCTATAGTTGCTTTTATTTTATCTAAATGATCAATATATGATTGATGTACTCTTTCTAAATCTATTGTTTCCATATTACTTTTGTTTTTTATTCATTAATTGTAATCCAGTTTTACCAAAACGATAACCAAAAGAAGATCCAATACATATATATAAGCAAGTAGAGAACCAGCCTGGTGTACTTGAGTTTAAGAAATCAAATCCATTCTTTACATATGGCTGAGTATAAGGAACAAAACAAGCCACAAGAATACCACCAAAAATAATAGTCCAAAATTCATCTTTCCAACTTCCAGCCATCTGATTAGTTAATGCTTGTTCATTTAACATATCTGATGTTGCAGAAGTTTTATATACTTCAGCTTCAGCTTTGGCTTTTGCTACTTTGACTTCTGTTTCAGCTTTAGCTTTATCTACTCTACCTTGTAACCAAGTACCAGCTAAGTTTGCAATAGGTCCAATAAAACTTTGAAACATATTTACCTCTTACTCTTTTTTAGGAAGTGACTTAGGAACGCAGTAAGCCTTGACCCATATCTTGCTATCCCCAGCGAGAGAGGGATCATAGTTTTGCGCCCTAATCTTTTGTGCAATTCTAAGGCACGAATCCAGATCACTGAAGTAGACACTTTCCTGAACTGTTCCTGAAAGAAATACAACCAGCAACCATGTCAACTAGACCTACCCATAAACAAACCCATTGCCACAGCATTAGCCGACGTCAACACAGATACCATACCACTCTGCTCCAGGCTTGGTGACTCCAAACCCATATACCAAAACACAGTTTCATATGTTAAATACATATACAACAGTATCAATGCTCTTGGTATTACTTTAAAAGAATCAATAGCATGAGTCCAATCTTCTACTATTTTTGTCATCTTAGTCAT